TTCTAGTTTGCCTTGTTCTTCGCTCTTTTCGTCTTTATCTATGTCTCTATAAACCTGAACCGCCGCGCCTAATTGTAAAAGTGCATCTACTTTACCGTTGTGCTTACCGAATTTCCACACGTTGTAATACCACGTGTCGGACTTAAGAACCGCAGCACCGTTCTTGTTAACCTTTTCAAATTGCTTAAGTGTTGGCGTGCCAGCGTTGGTAGTGCCTGACGTTACCCATACAAACTCCTGACCCTTGAATAAGTAAAACTTGTCGTCAAAGCTATTAGGTGTATCCTCGTTTGACCTTACGCCTAGAATCCAGTGGTCGGACGGAATGTTTTTAAAGTTTGGTAGGCTTTTGACCTTGTCAAGTAATTGCTTGTCGTTGTATGATTTTACCATTTTGTTAAGTGTTTTTCACCTTAATTAAGTAAATAACCCCGCCAACGGGTCGACGGGGGTTTCTCAGTTAAAACTGAGTGGGGTACGGTTCAATTCAGTTACTCACTAAATAACAGCACCGCGAGTTACTTTAATTCTTCAAATTGCTCTTTGCTACGTTTAACAAAGGCTATAAATTTATCCCAAACATTCACACCCGTAACTGAAAAATAGCTTTCGTTAATGCTTTTTACTTCAGTAACTACGCAAAAGAAAGTAAACATTTTTGTCAAGACTAGGTCTATTGCAATGAACTGGCCTAAGATATCGGCAACTACAAACTTTTCTAGTAGGAATATAAACACAATAGCACCTGAATAAAGCAAACTTTTGCTAATTGTATGGCTTAGTCGTCGCGATCTAATAGAAGACCAGCCGCCCTTTTTAACACTTCGCCAAATACCAAACGCCGTATCTAAAATGATTGATAAAATAGCTATAAGGATAAGCGGTGTAACTGGGGATAAAACCGATAAAACGGCAAAGGCAAAAATTTGTAGTTTAGTTGTCATTAGAAAACCATTATAGCGTTATTATAACCGTTGTCGTTGTAACCCTGACCACAACGACCATAACAAGTACCAACGCAGTTGCATTGTTCAATCATTGGGCGCAAGTCTGTGTCGCGGTTTTGCAAGCTAGTGAATAACGGGAAAAGGTTTTTATTTGCAAGTAGGTATCGAATCAATCTTTGCTCAAAGAAACTGGCTTTTTGTGCGTAATGCTCCATTGAAAAGGCTACTTCGGCACGGCTAACGCTATTTGAGTAGTCGCCGTTCTGTGTTTGAATACCTTTGTTTTTAAGTTGGTAAGAAAGCCCAAAAACGGCATCCTCTGCCGAGCGCCACGCCACTACGGGTTGAATGAAACCTACTAAAGTGGTTTCGTCTTGGTTTAAAGTCTGTGCGTTGTAATCAGCAAGTAAAGCGTTATAAAACACTGAACCTAGAATCGGTTGTACTCTAAGGTCGGATTGCGTTTTTATGTACGGCGTTACGTCTGTTACGTCAACATTTGCAGTTATTGGCGTGTTCGTCTTTAGGTAGTGTTCGGTTATAAAATAAATCATAGCGCTGGTTGTTGGGATGGGATAACGTCGCCACCCTCTACGGGTGCAAGTGCTGCTAGCGCCCTCACTTCGTTGGTGGTCATGGTATTAAGAACTTTTGTAGCTACCAAAGGTGACATAGCGTTAAGCGCGTCTTGGGTTTTACTTGCGTCGCCCTCTACTTCTACAATTGTTTCGTTTATAATCTGGAAATTCTTAACGGTGAAAAGCGCGTTTAGTCTACATACGTTAATGAGTTCTTGAAAGACCTCGGTAACTTGTTCGCGCAACGGAATGACTACGTTTTTTTCAAAGATAACGTAGGCTTGTTTAATGTCAGCGCCACCACCTAGCGAACCAGTTGTGCGTACACCCATTAAGATAGGGTCGATTGTATGGGCAAAGCATATTTGTTCAGTGTTCAACGCGCTAGCCTCTTGAAACAATTTGTCGTTTTGGTTTGTTGGTATGCTTTCGATTTTCGGTAGTTGGTCTTGGCTATTTGCAAAGAACGCCACGCCTTTACCAGCGTTATGTGCGCCTTTCATGCGGTCTATGGTATCTCTTAAGACTTTCTTTTCTTCTTCGCTTTGTGGGCGCTTCGGAAACATCATGGCAAAAGACGGAAAAATAGAGTTTTGAATGTTCGACTTTGCGAAGTAAGATAACTCGCCCGAGAGAAACGCAAAATTAAGTGCGGAACTGTACTGGGGCAGCGGATAGAAATCTTGACCTATTGAGGGTAACTCGTAGGCCCAAAGCTGGCAACGGTCTGTATTAAGTGGGTGAAATGGTTTTACTTCTTCTACGTCTATGCGGCTGCTCCAGTCGTCACACAAAAAGTAACGGTCTTTTTTCGCATTAATACGTACTTTTTCGGGGCTTACGTTTTCGATTGTTTTTACTTTTCCTTTGTCGTCAAAATACAACTTAAAGTACACGCGGTGGTGCATTACTAATTGTTTTGTAATTGCTTTGACGGACTTTGAAAGTCGCATTTTCTTTTCCCAAGTATAAAGGGCTAGTTTTTCGTCAGGTGTAAGCTTGTCCGTTTTTAGTTCGTAACCAGCACCGATAGTAGCGTTAACTTTAAAGTCTACAATTGCCCCATGCAAGGGCGACATATAGTATAATTGGTTAAGCGTTTCAGGAAAAAGGTTGTCTTGTCCGTAGGGGATATATCCCGCCACTTGATAGCGTCCGTTTACGTAAGGTAGTGTAAGGTTACCGCCACCGATTTTACCAAAAGGTGTAGAGAATGACTGATAGCCCTCTAGTACTTCGGTTTTAGGTTGTTTGAATCTATCGAAAATTCCCATTGTTTAGTCGTATATCGAAGAAACGGCAACGCCAGCAACAACCATGCGGCCTTCTTCTATTAAATTTAAGTCTGTTGTATTCGTGTTTTCATCTACTATTATAGGCGTGTCACTTTCAAACACGCTGTATTTGTATTGGCCTTTGATTAGCGTAACGTCTGTGCCTTCTTCTAACGTGAAAAGGTTGTAACGTACGGGCCAGTTGCTAGTGTCTGTGCCTACCCAATAAATAGGCTCTACGGCGGTGTTATATTCACCCTCAAACACGAACAAATAGTAGGGGTTAACTAACGTCGTCACCTCGCTTAAAGTCAAAGCAAACGTGTTTATTTCCCCTTTGTCTATGTAAATCATAACTATATTAAAGTTCAAAACCTTAACGTTCAAAAACACAAAACCCCCTATAAAGGGGGCTAGTGTATTCCGAATAAAATAATTTAATTATGGAACAAGAAGGCCAGCAATGATAGTTGGATCTACCGCATAGGCCAAATTCTCATTTTCAGCAACCATGGTAAGTGAATATTTCGAACCATCAGCACGGACAACACCAGAGCCTTCGCCGTATGCGCTAACTTGCAAGAATGGAAAATACCAAAAGTTCCCGTTTGCGTCACCGACAACAGCGTTCAAGTATTGTTGACCAGCGGCAAGAACTTTGATAGCGCGGCTTTTCTCTTGGTCGCGGCGGTGAAACATTAAGTTAATAGTTTGAGTAACGTAAGACGAACCATTGATTAAGTCAATAGTTCCATCCTCTGTATAGCTGCCAGTATTACGTTTGAACTCTAGTTCAATGTAAGGGGCAGTTTTTGTAATAGACGTAATTTCCCAGTTCGTTCCAGTTTCGTCTGGCACGGCTGCAGTGATGTTGTCTTGTTGGTTAATGTAAAGTTTGTAAATCCCGCCCGAATTGTTCAAACAGTCTTTTACGATTTCTTCTAAAGTAGCACAAGCCATTTTTTCTAGTTTTTTTTGGTTATAAAAAAGGGCGGCGTTTTATGGCCGCCCCGTATATTTTAAATTGTGTTTATTAATTAGTCGAAACAAACATTGTAAACTACAATTTGCGCTGGGTTAGTGTAATGGAAACCAGCTTTCAAGTTAGCACGTGTACGGATATACGGCTCAGCAACTGAATCGGAAAGGTTAACCGCTTTCAATGCTTTAGAGTCGCCCTCTGCGTCAAACGCATAGATAAGGTCTGTCTTAAGCGCAAGAACCATAGTGTTAACTGGAGCGCCCTCAGCAAGAACGATTTTAATACCTAAGAACGTAGGTGCTAAAGGGGCAGTAACGTAAGTCATTGTGTTACCTTGAGCAGCAGCAATTTGGTAGTTTACGAAAACGTCGCTAGAAACGAACAAACGTAGGTCATTACGCTTAGATTGTACGGCAGCGGGTGAACTTTGAAGTACGGTTGTCATGCGAGCCAATACGTTTGAAGACGTAATTGCGTCAGTATAAAGTCCGATTACGTCTGCGTCTGCACACAATTTTTTAAGGTAACCATCACACAAAGAAAGAACGTCGTCTTCGCTTTCTGTGTCACCTTGCCAACGGATAAGCTCTAAGTCGTTACCGATACGGCCCGCCATTTCATTCCAGTAGTAAGACATGAAAGATGGAACGGTAAAGTCGCCGTTTGAACCTTGCGACATTTGCAAAGCAAGAAAAGATTGCTCTAAGTCAAACTGACAAATTTGTGACATTGCTGAAAGCGCACAAACGTCGATGTCGATTGCGTCAAGTGCATCTGTTGGGGCAGCAAAGTTACAAGTAGATGGCGCAAGTAAGTTACCAAAAGTAACATTTGCCAATTTAGTTGCTGACTTAATGCCAGGCAATGTACGGTAGTTGTCCGCAATGTCTTCAGTTAAGTAAGCTTTTGAGTAGAACTCGTCTGGGTTAGGACAAAGAAGCGCGTTTGTTTCTACGTCTAGGTCAAATTTTAGATTTCTCATTTTTGTTGGTTTTTATTTTGTTTTTATTATTTACTTACTAGATGCGCGAAATGCTTTAAACTTGTCAAATGCGCTCATTTTGACTTCGTCGATTACTTCTTCTTCTCTTTCAATGCCCATTTCTTCAATCATGTTTTTCAAGTCTGCAACCATTCCGATAACGGCGTTTACTTGTTCTTCAATGATTGGTAAAACGATAGCTCTAATTGCTTCGGCGTCCGTAGCGGGATCAACTGCCATTTCGGCTTCGGCTACTTCTTCTTCTACAACTTCTTCTTCAGTTACGCTAGTGTCTTCCATTGCAACTTCTTCGGTAACTTCTTCAGTTACTTCTGCCATTGCTTCTTCTAATACTACGTCTCTAATTTCGGTTACTTCTCCGTCTTTTACTACGTAGATTTTTCCGTCGATTGTGTGTTCTCCGTCTGGGAAATTCATGTTATTTTGTTTTATTTGTTTACTTAATTTCATTCCCAAAAAGCCCTCGATACTAAAGCCTACTTGTTCGTCTTTTACTAATTGATTGTAGTAGTCAACGTCCGTAATTTGTGCGGTTAGCATCAATGTACCTTTAGGCACTTCAATGCCGTAGGTTGTAAAGGCTTTATCTTGGGTGGGGTTGTCAACTATCCACGCTTCGAGAATGTACGCGGGTACTTCTTTGTCTTGGTCGTGTTCTAAATTAAAGACGTTTCTATTCGATAGGTCTTTCATGAACTTGACATAAATTTGCTCGATAGTTTGCTCGTCAAATTGTACGTAGTATTCGCCCGCCTCGTCGTCACGTCTGTAAATGTCCATAGGAATCATTGCGGGAGCAGTAACGCGGTATTTTAAGCTATCGGAAAAGAAACGCTTTGCAACGCTTTCAAAGGCTAAGCCGCGAACCTTTATGGCTGGGTTCGACGTGAAAGCAATTTGCTCGATGCCCAAGTCTTCACCCTCGCTGTATTCGGGGTCTATTGTAATTTTGTAAACGGGTAAGTCGTTAACCATAACGATATTAAAAAAAGCCTATATTTGTTCAAAAATTTATACCATGATTACTATTCTAAACAAAGAAATCAAAAACGAATTAAACGAGTTGACTATTCAACAGTTTGAAGACATTACAGAAATACACTCTAACCCTAAACTGGACCACGTCGAAAAGCACTTAGAGGTTTTTAAGTACATGGGCGCACCTGAAGAAATTGAAGACGTAGACTTTGAAGACTTTAAAGAGTACATTCGTCTTTTTAACACCGCAAAAGTTCCTGAGGGAATCTTACTTAAGACGTTTGAAGCGGACGGGTACACCTATCAGGCATACGACACCGAATGGAAACTAAGCGCCAAAGAAACTAAGCTAATTGAAAAGATACTAAACAATAAACACAAAGGGTACATTTCCGAAATGCTAGCGGTGTTGTTTAAACGCACGGACCTAACAAAACACGAACACTTTACAGACGCGCATATAAAATTAAAGTCTAAAATAATTCGTGAAATGACCGCCGACGTAGCCATCCCTTATTTAGTTGCCGTA